CTGCAATAGGTAAAATACTACCTGAATTAAAACCAATAATGGATCAATTTGGTAGTCAAGAACCTAATGTAATAATACCTTTATCTACTGTAAAATCTTACGCTATGAAAAGGTATGGTGGACAAGATGAACAAGAAGCCATAAATAATTTTATGACAGATATTCTTGCAGAATCTATGCCACAACAACAACCACAACAGATGGAACAACAACAAAATGTGCCACCTAGACAAGGTTTAATGTCTAGCCCACAAACTGCATAATAAGTTTAGGAGCTACCCTTATCCATAAGGCACTCAACCGAGAGGAAAAAATAATGGAAAACGAAGAAAACGTTCAAGCAATTGAACAAAATCTTGATGTTACTGAAGAACAACAAGAAGTTAAAAAAGAAATAAAAGTTAAAAACTCTAATCCTTACCATAAAGATCATGGTGCTGATGACGATGAAACAAAAGCTTTTCTTTCTGGTAAACTATCTAAATATCATCAGGAACAAAGAGATAAAAAGGCAACAACAGCAACCGAACAGAAGGACACCGATGTATCTGAAGAGACTGCAGAAAAATCAGATAGTAAGGCTACTCCTATCGCTGAACGCCCTGTAACTGCTGAAGATAAAGTTTTTAAGAAACGTTATGACGATCTTAAAAAACATTATGATTCTACAATTCAAAAACACAAGGACGAACTTAGGTCTTTGCGAACACAATTAGAATCAAGTACTAAACAATTTGTTGCACCTAAATCCAAAGACGAATTAGAAGCTTGGAGAAAGGAATATCCAGATGTCTATGAAATGGTAGAAACCATTGCAATGACTAAAGCTGATACTAGAGCAAAAGAGATGGAGGAGAAATACCAATATCTTCAAACTCAACAAGAACAAATTGCAAAAGAAAAAGCTGAAGTAGAGCTTTTAAAATTACATCCAGACTTTAATGAGATTCGACAAAAAGAAGAATTTCATAACTGGGCTGCTAATCAAGATCCTATTATACAAGGTTGGTTGTATGAAAATACATCTAACGCATCTTTAGCTGCAAGAGCTTTAGATTTATATAAAATGGATGCAGGTATTAGTAAGTTAAATAAACAGGAAAAATCTGATGTAAAAAAAGAAGCTGCTAAGGCAATTTCTAAAACAAAGAAAAGTACTGACTCTGATATGCCAAAGAAAAAGGTTTGGACTGCTAGTGAAATCTCTAAACTAAAAGCTCATGAATTTGAGAGATTAGAAAAAGAAATTGATCTAGCTAGGTTGGAAGGTAGAATTGAACAACGTTAACAATCTAACTAACAATTAAAATAAGGAGACACAACCATGGCTTTTGGAAGTGCTGGTGGATACGGAAACTTACCTTCAGGTAATTTCACTCCACAAATTTTTAGTCAGAAAGTTCAAAAGTTCTTCAGAAGAGCATCAGTGGTAGAAGATATTACTAACACTGATTACGCTGGAGAAATTGAAAATTTTGGCGATACTGTAAAAATAATCAAAGAACCTACAATCACTGTACAAGATTACGCAAGAGGTACAGCTGTATCTACTCAAGATTTAGCTGATGACCAACTTACTCTTGTAGTTGATCAAGGTTCATACTTTGCTTTCAAAGTAGATGATATTGAAGAAAGACAATCTCATGTAAACTTTGAAGCTCTTGCAACCTCTTCAGGTGCATACTCATTGAAGAAGAACTATGACTACAATGTATTAAAACACATTTATGACAATGCTTCTACTTCAGCATCAAATACTGGAACAGATGCTTCACCTTTAACTGGTACAACTAACTCTAACACATTAGTTGATATCGTTTCTGCTGCAAAATCTGTTTTAGATATTAATGATGTACCAGAAGAAAATAGATGGTTAGTTGCATCACCTAAGTTTTTCCAACAATTAAGAAAAGCTGACAGCAAAATTATGGATCAATCTGTAATGGCTGACGGAGGTGCATCTGCAATCAGAAATGGTATGGTAACTGATAGACCTTTATTTGGGTTTAACATGTACGTATCTAACGCTATTGTAAATGGCGGTTCTGGTTCTGCTGCAAGCAAAACATTCTCATCAACAAATGCTGGTGAGTACATATTCTTATATGGACATATGTCTGCTGTAGCAACTGCTAATCACATTGCAAAAACTGAATTGATCAGAGACCCTGATTCATTCGCTGACATCGTGAGAGGCTTACACGTTTTTGGAAGAAAAGTTCTAAGAACTGAAGCTGTTTACTCAGGTGTTGTAACATTATAATAATAGGAGAAAAGAACAATGACTGCTTATAATAGTTCAAACTCAAACAGATTGATCAAAGCATCAACTGATAAAGTAAGAGTTATGTCAGAAGTTGTAGATTTTTCTTCTACAACTAATGCTGGTGGTGATAGTTTTGATGTTATCGGGATTCCTGCTAACTCATTAGTAATCGCTGCTGGTTGTGATGTAATGACTGCTGATACTGCTGGAAACAGTGGTACATTAGCTGTTGGTGATAGTTCAGGTGCTGCTGTATATGTAGCAGCTGCTGCTCCAACTTCAACTGGTCAAATGACTTTAGTTGATGACTCTAAAGCATATTCATCTGGTGATGACATCAGATTGACTGTTGCTACAGGTGCAATCAACGCTAAAGTTAGAGTATGGGCAACTATGATTTCACTAGATAATGGTGGAAACGATGCTGATACTGATTCACAAGAC